ACACCCTAACAAACCTTCACCTACGCAACAGAAAGTTCTTAAGCGTCTTAGGTCTTTAGGATATAATGCTTTTGTAGCTTATGACTTAAATGAATTTAAAAAGAAGGTGATTGGTTGATACGTTTATTATTATTGTTGGTAATGGCTACCATCGTGTTGCAAATCTATATGTCTGCTTTTGTTGAAATATTCGAGATTGACATGACCAATGTACCTACTATATTTTATCCAATGTGGTTTTCATATGAAGTGAATATCGTGTTGTTGCCATTGTTAATAATCATTCATTTCCTAACGAGGGGGCTGGAAGATGGACATGACGAAAACGGTAATTTGTAAAGAGTGCGGTTGTAAAGAATATTATGGGATGATGCACCATATAAACGGCAAAGAATTATGTCGTAATTGTGTAGAACCTATATTGTCCCCAGACGGTTGTGAAGTTTTCAAGCATGCTTACCCGTATTATGAGGATGGTGTGAATTATGAAAAGATTTAGGGTTTATGACATAAATAAAAAACGATATCTATATGATGATGAATTCACGATTCAAGAAGGTAAAGCGGTTGGTTTTAATTACCCTTTAGAACAATCATCTGGTATAAACGACATTGACGGTAACACGATTTACGAGCATGATAAAATACACATCAAGGGGTGCATTGATGGACATTACGTTGACCGCTATTGTTTGGTCAAACATAAGCACGCATGTTTCGTAGTGAACATAGTAGGTACGTATTGGCACCCATTATTTATAGCAAGAAAATATAATTTAATAAATAAGATTGTGGGGACTATTAACGATGCGTGATAAAGAATATGAAAACTATTAAGGAGGATAACGATGAGTGAAAAACCAATGATGGAATGTGGACATGTGGCAAATGCCATTGATGCACGAACAGGAGAACCGTGTTGCGTTATATGTAACGAATTTCGCACGAAAATCGTTTCTAACAACNTTTCAGAACGAAAAGCGATATGTATGGGGTGTAAACACGNAAAAGCGAACACAGTGGAAAGTAGCATGGATTTACCGTTTTTTCAACATAGGCCAGACGAGGAATATGATTCCTATTATTGTGGTTGTTGGGGTTGGGATTAAATGACAAAATATGTTTGCTTGGTTTGTAAAAAACCCCAATACACTTCAAAAACAAATGATACAAGTCCATGTATATTTTGTGGGGGAAAAGTGAAGAAAGTGGAATGGTCTAAAGAAAATGAATATAGGTAGAATACAAAGCGGAAAGGGTAAAAATTGGAATGAAATTATTTAAGTGGTACTATCGAAACACGTTAGAAGGTTATTCGGAAAAGCGACTAAAAAAGAATCCGTTACCGATTCAACCTACCGAAAAGAAAATTGTTTATGTTATTGCAACGATATTGATGCCGATATCATTGCCTATTGACTTGATTTTACTCATAGTTAGACCAAAAAATAGATAATTTATGTTATAATTAAATTACGAAAGGAGCGTTTTGATGAATGAAATTGCATTAGCATTATTGGCGATTGGTTTATTGATGGTTGCGGTCAATAAAAAAGCGTTGCTGTTATACATAGCAAGTTCTACTATGTTTTTAGGCATTGCTATGACCGTGGGAGGTAGCAACATGTTTGTCCTTATCGCTATGTTAGCAGTAAGCATGGGTATTTTAGTTATGGGATTTTTCGATACAGGAGGTAAAAAAGGATGACTTTTAAAGAACGACTTTTAGTTATTTTCAATCGTAGGCATGTGGTTAAATTATTGATTGCACAAAAAGACCATAGGTTGTTTGAGCGTTATGCTGTGCCAGGTGAAAATGGGTTTATTGAGGTTGGCGACAAAACATTTAGAATTGATAAAACAAACCCATTGTATGGTGAGGGCAACATACCGACTTATATGTTTTACGAGGAAGAAGCGTCAAGTGTACCCTTGATTATCAACCCATTAAATTGGGACCAAAAAACGGGGTCTCCAGAGGAAATGAAACGGGCAATAAATCAACAGTTAGCAAAATCTATCATTAGCGCAACTGGAGAAAGCGACCATTCACAGACGATATTGATGGTGCTTATTGGTGCGGTATTGATAGGGCTTATTGGCGTTGCATTTTTTATTAACGAACAATTAGGTACAATTTTAAAAACTATACAAGAAAACGGTGGCAATGGCACTTTGCCAATGCCCTAAAATCGAAGGGAGAATTATATAATGTCTGAAGAAGAAAAAAATAGCGCACCTGCGAGCCTTGGTGCTTTATCAGCAATGAGTAACCAAGAGGATAATGACAGTCCACAATTTCATTTCAAATCCGCAAGTGAGGTTCATTTTGAGCAAGTGATTCAAGGGTTATTTAGTGATGAAAATCTTAAAATGAAAACCGATTTAACGAAAAAATTAGCGGTACATTTAGCACGTGCCGAAACGTTGGTTAAGCACTACCGTGGCATACCATCGTTGGAACGGTTTATTCGAGAGTTATCGCTTTATTTAGTTTCAAGCAACAGAAAAGGTAGAGGGGAAATGGTTAGTTCATTAAGACAATCCGTTTCTAATGAAATGGGTTTCGGTAGCAGAATGTTTGGGGAGTGATGTAAATGAAAGACGTATATGCTAACAGCACTATCACATGTATCACAGCCCCACGCAACACCAAATCAAGAGGTAATGGAAAAACGTGTTTGATGACTTGGCTTGGTTATATCGACCACCAAAAAGGTCGAAAGATTATTGCTAACTATGATTTGGGGTTTGATTACACTTACATGAAATTAGAAGACGTTGTTAAGTTACCACCAGAATTACAAAATGCTACCGTATTATTAGACGAAATTCAAGAGGGCGCTGATGCGAGAACATTTTTTAAAAAATCTAACATGGCGCTTGCAACATTAGCAAAACAATTAAGGAAACGAAACATTGTTTTATTTTTTACGACGCAACGGTTTAAAGAGGTTGATATTCGGTTAAGGGAACAAACCGATATAATCGTATTTACAAGGCCTTTGGGCAATGGGTTTTTCTACGTAGAGGTTTATGAGTTTAAAGGCGGTCAAGAAAAATTAGCCCATTTTCAATTTGATGGTAAACCGTTCTTCCACCTTTATGATACGGAAGAGATAATAACGTTCAAAGAGGAGGATTAGATGTACTTTGATATTTTGGTTAAAGACACTAAAACAGGTCGCATATCGAAAAAGCACCTTAATTTTAGAAACAAAGCCGAGGCAATGCGGTATTGTCGGTTAAAAACTAAAAAAAGCAAAGGTAAGGTGATTTATTCATGTCAACAATAATCATTAACACTTTAGCAATAACAGTTAAATCTTTAGAAAATAACGTTTTGTGTGGTGAGCCCGTTCGTGGGCAACCATTCTATGCCACAAGCAAAGAAGAATTTGAAAAAGAGTTTTTGTTTCGTTATAGCAAGAAAGATTTATTGTATCATAAAATTATGAAAGTCGTTAGTGATTATTATGAACTACAATGAAAGAAGGAATAGGAGGAGGCGTGCGGTGCTTAAAGCAACGTACGACCCAAAGTTGGCGGATAAATTACGAGGTCGTAGTGATGAATATATTTTTGAAAATTATGGGATTATAGTTGATGATGTTACACCTGACGTGCCAGATTTACGTAAAATGCCAAAACGTAGAAAATTGCGTAAGCGCCAAGAAAAAAGACAACGCATAGAAAAGTTTCAATTTGGCGTTGAGGAAGGTTTAAAACCAGGTCATGCGAGATTATTAAAACATAAATCTTGGGATAAAGTTAAAGCGCATGTTGCAGATTTTACGATATCAAAAATTAAATCACCAAGACGTCATAGAAAAATGGAATGGTCGATTTGGAATTCTAATAATGATTATCCTGAATTCATTGAAAAAATCGCAAGAGAAAATAATAGGTGGTATTTAGATAATTATGATGGCGCATGCCAAGAAGACTCAAGCCGTTTCGGTTGGGCAGTTGCCCATTATGTTTATGTTGATGGCATGGAGGTTGAGCAGGTTCGTGATTTACTTATTCCAGATAGGTTCGATGCCGACTTCTATGAGGACAAACGTGAAGAATTGATTTTTGGGTAATCGCATGTCTAAAAGGAGTAATGAGCTATACGCTGGCGTTGAAAATGTAACAAAAGATGGTGTCAATTTAAAGCATCCATCAAAGATATTGCATTACGCCAGCGTAAATAGCGACAAAGTTAGTGATATACCAATAACTATATGTGGGTTAGATTTAGAAACCGATTATAAAACGGGTGAATTAAAATTATTAGGTTTTTATAAAAATAGGAAAACGTACTCATGGCATACCGATAATTTTATAAAAGTTATTTATCAATATATTAAATGGGCGTCAAGGAATAAAGTATCGTTAGCCTATTGGAACCGATTAGACCCGTTTGTTATTTTAAAGCAATTTTTAATCCACATGGAAGAAAACGAAGCCGAAAAACGGTTAGAACGTTTTGGTAAAGTTGCAGGCGAATGGAATCGTAAAACACAAAAATGGGATATAGAGCCCGTGGTTGAGGTTAAAACGACCATGGGTGCAAGATTTGGTATTGTGCAAGCCATTAGGTCAAGCGTCCAATTTTTCTATATGACGAAAGATGATTTATATCCAAGGAAGGTTTGGGCGTTTGATATTGCACAGTTATTTATGAATAGGCTTGAGGTTGAAGCCAAACGCTTTGATTGGTATAGCAAGTTAGGTGAGGAATTTCATAAGGTAGATTGGGAACGCTTTGAAAACGACAAAGAATATAAAAAAGGCGTATTATTATCAAACGAATTGGACGCCCGTGCATGTACCGAATTAGCATACACAATACAAGAGGATTTTAAAACCGCTTTTAAATGGTATCCACGCACATTGATATCGCAGGGGAGTTTGGCACGTTCCGCCATTGTTGCACAGTTAAAAAACATTTTTGATGAACATATAGAGGTTGAAGATTTATTGAAAATGAAAGTTCATGATGAAGTGTGTTCCATAGGTTTTATGAATTATTATGACGAATGGTCAAATCGGTTTGGTGAGGATACTTTAAAGGATTTATATTGTTTAGCAACAGAAGCGTATAGCGGTGGTTGCATAGAAAGCGTTCGGTATGGATATGCCAAAGAGGGGTGCTATGCCGATATTGCAAGTGCGTATCCATCGTATATCGTTGATTTATATGACTTACGAAATGCCGAAGTTATTAAAGGTAAAGGTCCACCACCAACACCGAATGCTGGTTATGTGTTTATACGTGGTACAGTAAATATACCAGAACACGTCAATTACCACCCTATAACGGTTAAGCACATTACAAGCGAAGAAACGAATGTTAGGCCTGTGGGTAAGTTTAGGGCTTCCTACATTAAAGAGGAACGAGATTTCGTAAAAAGTATTGGCGGTACGTTTGAAGATGAAGAATGGTACTTGTTAGAAACGGAAGGTAAATTATCATCATTAGCACGTGTTTGTAAAGAGTTTATTTCATTGCGTAAAAAATTAAAAGAACAAAAATCATCAAGTGAGTACATGGCGAAAATTACCGCAAGTAGTTTATATGGCATATTATACGAAGCCGTGGAAACACATGAAGAACACCAAGAGGAAAAAAGTATCATTTTAGAAGAAGATAAAGATACATTTTATCGAGATATACTTGGTAGATACCGCAATTCAATATGCTTTGACGGTTATGAAAAAGATTTAAAATATGCGTTTGATATAGATTATCCCAAAACTCGAACGCTATGGCATAACCCTAAAGGCATGGCACCAGATGTTATAGCAATGGAAATCCAAGAGCAAGGTATTCATTTACAATCCGATAATCCCGTTGATATAATTATAGAAATAGATTCATTATATCGTATGCCCACAAGACAAACGTTAGAAAAAAGCATTGTCGTTGATGGTGTTAGGCGTGTAGGCCATCGAGCTGGTGAATTTTGGAATCCTATTTATGCCTCAATTATAACGGCTAAAACAAGAGTTATGCTTACGAAAGCGTCCACCGAGATAGAAAAACGTGGTGGAAAACCGATTATATTGATGACCGATAGTATAACGTGGGAAGGCACGCAAGATATGTTGCCGAAAAATATGTGGCGTGAAGAAAAGACGTTAGGGTATTTTGAAAAGCCTGAAAAGGTACAAGATATTGTTTGCCTTGGCACGGGTAGGTATGGCTATAAAAAATGGGACGAGGAACGTAAAGGCTATGTAAGCGTGGTGGCAAAGCGTAGAGGATTAAATGCTACCGATTTACATGATAGCCGAGGCATACCCATTGAAGGTGAGTTTTCGTGGTTAAAAGCGTTAGATATTATGAAAGAAGCCAAATCATTAACCATACCGATTACCGTTCGTGCGTTAGTAACGGCAGGAATGGTGTTAAATCAACGTAAATGGCGTATAGAGGATTTAGGTCGGATTGTTGAAGAAAAACGTTATGTGAAAGCGATTGTGGGGTTAAATAAACGCATTGCGTCACGAGATATATACAACATAAATACATTGACGACAAGTTTGGTTGATACCCGTTCGATTATTTATCGTGATAATTTATTGTTAGATAGTGATGTGGTTGATAGCACGTATCCAGATTTAAGGAATGAAGTGATGCAACGTGAAGTGCTTACGAAAAAAGAAAAGCGCAAGAAAACCACACGCAAAGCAACGAAAAAATACGAGGATAAAAATAGACCGTTGATTAGTCGCAAGTGGAAACAAAAATATCACTATTTTAAATCGTTAGGTTATAATTCTACCGAAGCGTCAAGGTATGCTGGTTGGAGTGACGCACGCATTAAAGCGTTTTTAGCCGAGGAGGGTATAATATAAGATGATACCGAGTAACGACATTGTAACACAAATGATTGAATTAGGCGAAAACATTAAAGAACGAAGACGATTACTCGATGATGTGTTACGTGATGAATATGCCCATTTTGAATGGGACAAGGTGCCAATGGGCACGTACATAGATAACGATGAAGCGATTAACATTATGATAACAAGTTTATACACAAACGATATTAAGAAGGCATGGCGAGATTTGCGAATATATATTACGAAAAATTATATGTTAAAAACGAAACGCTATGTGATAGACAGCGATATAACCAAAGCGACAATCATGAAATTCATTTATAAAACGGTTTATGGTGAGCGTGTGCAAGAGTTAGGTCTTGATGGTAAAACGACACGCAACAACGTAGAAAATGGGTTTATAAGTGCATCAGCGTTAAAAGTGATATTGAAAGCGATGTCGTACCCATATCATGAAACGGTTAAAGAAGCCTTTCAAAGTGATAAAAAAATTGAATTCATTCACGGAAAATTAAATAGTTTGCAAGAAAAAAGACATGGCAAAGGGAGTTGAAATCCATGTCTTTTTTCTATATATACGTGAAGGGCATCATTAGGTGAATGGAACAAGGTCTTTAAGAATATCAATTATCATGTAAACAAGCACGATGGATATTATTAAGAAAATCATAGTAATAAAGAACGGAACGCCTTCGATTTGAAATGTTACCATATTCCAAAATGATACCAAGGTGCCCCAAATGCTATCTACTGAAGTTTCAGGTTGTGATATAGGACTACCGTGTAATTCGCTTGCTTCTAATTCTATTGAGTTGGCAATAATAGCCATTAGATATAAGAACCCAAAAAGCATACCTAACAAAATATATTTATTCAT